TAGGCGCTGGCGACGCCGAGGAAGAGGGTGCGGCCCATGCTTAATGTTGTTGCGCTGATGGGCCGTCTGGTCTACGACCCGGAGCTCAAGACCACCCAGAACGGCACCAACGTGTGCAGCTTCCGCATCGCAGTTGACCGCAGCTTTACCCGGCAGGGCGAAGAGCGCAAGGCCGATTTTATCGACGTCACCGCGTGGCGGCAGACCGCCGAGTTCGTCTCCAAGTATTTCCAGAAGGGCAGCATGATCGCCATCGAAGGCAGCTTGCAGACCCGTCAGTACCAGGACAAGAACGGCAACAACCGCACAGCTACCGAGGTTCTTGCGTCGCAGGTGAGCTTTTGCGGCGGAAAGGCCGCAGAGAAGCCCGCTGTGCGCGATTTCGACCAGCAGACGGAAAATCATGTGCGCGAAGCAAACACCGCTCACAGCGCCCCGCAGAAGCCTCAGATCGTGCCGGAGTATTCGCAGGGCAGCGCAGACGACTTTTCGGTCATCGACGACAGCGAAGACCTCCCGTTCTAAGCCGAGAGCTGTGCTATCTGGCTATACGGGCGTGCAAAGGAGGTGATTGAGTGGCACAGGACGATAAAAAGTCATTTGTGGCGTATCTGAGCTGGTTCGACGCGTTAGAAGAATACTCCGACGCAGAGGTTGGGCAGTTGATGCGAGCTCTTGCACGGTACGCCAAAACCGGAGAAGAGCCCGAATTTTCAGACCGCGGGATGCGGGGCAACTGGAAATTTATGTGCAGCGACGTAAAACGGGCGTCTGAAAAATGGGATGAAACCCGCAAGAAACGCAGCAACGCTGGAAAACGCGGTATGGCAAAGCGCTGGGGAAAGCCTGACGATATAACAAAAATAACAAACGATAACAATGTTAATGACGACATAACAAAAATAACTGTAGATGTAGATGTAAATGGAGATGTAGATGTAGATGGGGATGTAGATGTTGTAAAGCGCGATAACACCGCCGCCGTTGATATGGAGTTATCAAAAATCGTCCAGCATTACCAACGTGCTATCGGTGACTTCCCGCGTTCGGCGCTGGAAAAACTGCAAAAATGGAGGCAGGAGTATAGCACGGAGATGATTTTGCTGGCGATCGACAAGGCTGCAGAGGCCGGGAAGCGCTCGTGGAACTACATCAACGGCATCCTGTCTGGCTGGCAGCGGGACGGGATACGCACCCCGGGGGACGTGGCAGCGAATGAGCAGCGCCGACAAGAACAGCCTCGCGGGAAACAAGCCACAGAAAGCACCGCAGAAGCATACGCAAATATTTTCAAGGGGGTGAAACCGTGACAGTGGAGATGATGACAAAGCTCCTTGCGGACGCTGAGGCCTATTTTGGACGGCCTCAGACCGCAGAGAACCGCGCAAGCATCGCGGAGATCTGGGCGAACTCATCGCTCAAGGATGTGCCGGATGAGATGGCCTATAAGACATTCCACGAGGCGATTTCGGAGTGCAGCTGGCAGAGCCAGCTTCTCCCGGCGTGGAAAAAGGCCGTCGAAAAGGCCCGGGGTGAGCAGATGCTGGCGAAGCACTGCCTTGCTGCCCGCACCCGGATGCTCAAGTCCAGGAAAGAAAGAAAGCTTCTTGGGCAGGAAAACCAGAACGGAGGACGAAATGCCTAGATACAAAGTCATCGTAGAGTGCAGCGGCCCGCACGGGAACGCTGCACTTACATACCGCATCAACGCCGCGAGTCAGTTTGCGGCAGAGTTCCGGGCCTGTCAGCTGGCGGGCGACCATTACCCCGAGTATCGGGACATCAAACCGGTGAGGACGGAGGTGCTGAAAAATGGATGAAGTGAGGTTGATTAACGCAACCACTCTTGAAAAAGAAATGCGAGAATACTCACGGTATATTGGATACGAAACCACAAACGAGTGCGAAAGCACCGCTGAATGTTGCGCAGATATGGTGAGTGAGGCGCCCACCGTTGACCCTGAGAGCTTGCGACCAAAAACGAGCATGAAGTATGACGCATCGACCCGCACTGTAACGTGCCGGAATTGCTCTGGAGAAGCAAAGCTCGGAGAGTATGATAACCCGGAGGATTTCAGATACTGCCCATTTTGTGGCTTCAAGGTGGAGGACTTGACATATGACGTTTATTGACCGTGACGAGCTACTCAAGCACGAAGTTATGATTATCACCAAGGGCAACGCTGCTTTTCATGGCGTTCCGTCATCGCTTATCGAGACGGCCCCGGTTACTGACCTCAAGAATCTGCAGCCCGTATGGAGAGACCCGGAAACTGACCCGCCGAAAGTCGAAACCGAAGTGCTGGTGCTGGTTGACTGCGGGAAAGGATACTGCATCACAACGGCCTTTTATGAGGACGGAACCGTTTCTCAGTACGAAAGCCTCTGGCAGTGGGAAGATGTCGATGATTACGGCATTTATGACGAAGAAGAGGACTTGTATAGACTCAAGAAAGGCTGGTGGGAATATCGCCACTTTACCCCGGAAGATGCACTGGAATGCCCGATAAATAAGCCGGTTGTGGGATGGATGCCGCTGCCGGAGAAGGTGCTGAAAAATGACGATGACGCCGTGTAAAGACTGCCCCACTCGGCATCCGATCTGTCACGACAGCTGCCCGAAGTACGCCGAGTTCAAGCGCCAGCGCGGCGCAGAAGCCGCTTACACCCGAGAGATGCTGGACACAGGCAAGGTCTACCACTACGACCACGAAGACCGCCACCGGGAACGTGGACGCAAGAAGTACATGGGAGCGAACGGAGGAGCGGACAGATGAAAGTGCTTATTGCCTGCGAGGAATCGCAGGAAGTTTGCAAAGCGTTTCGGGCAAAAGGCCACGAAGCCTACTCCTGCGATATTCAGGAGCCGTCCGGCGGACATCCTGAGTGGCACATTCTCGGGGATGCGCTCAAGGCCATTGAGGGTGGGCAAATCGTAACGATGGACGGCGTGGCGCATGAAGTCGGAAAGTGGGATTTGCTCATTGCACACCCGCCCTGCACTTATCTAAGCAACGCCGGAGCAAGGCATCTTTGGAAAGGGCATGAGCTTCAGGCAGACCGTGTGATGCTTGGCATTCAAGGCCGAGACCTGTTCATGCGTTTCTGGTGGGCAGATGTTCCACGGATTTGCATAGAGAACCCAGTGCCAAGCCGGGTATTCTGCCTGCCGAAGTATGCGTAGAGCGTTCAGCCGTATCAGTTTGGTCACCCATACACCAAAAAAAACCTGTCTTTGGCTCAAGGGTCTGCCGCCGTTGATCCCAATTAACATTGTAGAGCCTGTTGCTACATGGTGTCCGTCCGGCTCGTATAGTCATAAACACGATGCAAAAAATAAGGGAATGTTTACGACTGATCGGGCGAAGAACAGAGCCAAAACATTTCCGGGAATCGCAAAGGCAATGGCTGAACAGTGGGGGTAAGCAGATGAAACCGAAAACGAAATCCGAGCTGATGGCCGAATGGGCCAGCCAGCCCGACCAGCTCAAAAGAGAGCGGGAGGTAAAGGCCATCCGCAAGGCGATGGACGATGCCCGCGCCGTGATGCAAGACGGTCTGACCCGGTACGTCAAGAAAAAGACCAAAGCCCGTAGCATGGCAAAGGCTGAAGCTGACCCCTTTGCTGAACTGGAAGGCTGGGAAAGCATGGAGCAGATCCAGGATGCCTACGGCTACGGCGAGATCACCGCCGACAGGCGGGACAAACTCACCGACCTGTGGGAAGCCCGGGAAGCTGCCAGGAGCAGCCGCAAGGGCGCGGACAAGTACCACGACCTTGTGACGGAGATGTTGGAAACCGCCATCCGCCGGGTGGGCAATGAGTACGCAGATATGCTATTTGAGTATGACCAGCAGCGCAGGGAAGCTGAAAAGCAGTGCGAGCAGCTGGCAATGGAAGGGATGATGAAAAAATGAAAGCTGTTCTGATAAGCATCAAACCCAACTGGTGCAAGTGGATTTTGAGCGGAAAGAAAACCCTTGAGGTACGAAGAACCCGCCCAAAACTTGACACACCGTTCAAGGTATACATCTACTGCACCCGTTCATATGACTGGCGCATGAAATTGCCCAAAATCGGGATGGAGAAGATGAACGGCAAGGTGATTGGCGAGTTTGTCTGTGATTCCATTGAAGAGGTCGATATTTCATATCCGGCATATCAGGACAGACTGGGTGAACGTTTTACAAAAGATTCATGTGTGCCATATTTCCAACTGCACCGTTACGCATCCAAAAACAGACTTCATGACAATCTGTTTTTCTGGCACATTTCAGAACTTAAATTTTACGATAAGCCTGTGAAGCTTAAAGATTTTTGGGCGATACAACCCTGTACGCATCGCGGAGACTGCTGCACCTGCCGCAGATGGGATGCAAAAAAGCTGATTTGCCGTGGAGAAGCGTTCGGGATCGAACGTCCGCCGCAAAGCTGGTACTATGTGGAGGATGGCAGATGAAACTGACCCTCTACGGCGACCCCCGCACCAAGAAAAATTCCGCACGCATTCTCCGCACACGCTCCGGGACCCCATTCGTGGCCCCCAGCAAGGTTTATGTGGATTATGAGACGGACTGCCTGCGGCAAATCAAAAAGCCGCACAGCCCCATCTCTGCCCGCGTGAACGTGAGGTGCGTGTACTACATGAAGACCGCCCGCCGGGTCGATCTGGCAAACCTCATCGAGGCGACCACGGACATCCTGGTAAAAGCCCGCGTGCTGGAGGACGACAACAGCAAGATCGTCGCCGCCCACGATGGCAGCCGGGTGGAGCTTGATCGGAAGACCCCCCGGGCGGAGATCTGGATTGAAGAAATGGAGGACACATGAACCAAGTGTTTTTGGTAATTGGCTCAACACTTTGCTACGTCGGCGGGTTCGGCATAATGATTTATCTTTTGGGCGTCCTAACCGAACTGTGTATCGAAATCTGGGACAGTAATTTTAGACAGATTTGCGTTCGATTCCAAATCGCGCCGGGCGATGTTTCATACTTTGCCCAGAATAAAAAAGACATTGAAGCAGCATTTGAGAAACAACGCATTCGGTGGCCGAACACGGACGATGCATCTTTCGGGTGGTGGAACTGCCCAAGATGCAGCGCGCCGAACCGATACGTCAGCGAAAGCAAATCAGTTGCATATTGCCGCTGCTGCGGGCAAGCTGTCGATATGGATTACTACAGGAGGCATGCCGATGATTCGCAGATGGACACCTGACACCGACACACCAAAGCCTGACAGCGGCGTGGACTACCGCACCGTCAAGGCGTGGTTTCAGCAGTGCCGGGACCTTGCGGCGGCTATCGAAGCCCAGAAGCAAAAAATACAGCGCATCCGGGACGTGGCCGAAAAATGCACCCAGAGCCTGAGCGGGATGCCTGCAGGTGGTGGCAATGGGGACAAGGTGGGCTTTGCTGTAGAGCAGCTGGACACCGAGCGCCGACAGCTTCAGAGGATGGAGACGGACCTGTGCAATCTGCGTGTCGAGGCCACCCGGCGGGCATACTGCCTGATGGCCGAGCCGGAATGCGCCGAAGCGATTTGCGAGCACTATATCATGGGCAGGTCTCACAAAGAAATCGCAAAAGAAGTCGGCGTGTGCGGGGCAGAAGTGGTCTACCGGCGAATCAAACGCGGATGTATGGCCCTGGCCGAGATATGGGACGAGTTTTCTGACGTGCAAAGTGTACAACATGCACAAGAAAACACAGCGTGATTTTGGAAGGGGTCAGCTCTTTTCAAGTCTGCAAGCTTGGATGTAAAATTCTAATAAGCGGTTCAGCGCTAAGCGGTAGCCGCTTGCCACGCAGCCTCCAGAACGGTCCTTCCTTGTGACAGGTTTTCATGCTTTCCTGTTCTCCTTCACCGTTTTGCGGGCTGCTTCTATGCGAGGTTTGGGAAGCCACATAACGGGGCTGGCAGTTTTGTGGAACGGTTCGACTCCGTAACCTCGCACCGTATGGCGCATGGACTCATCCCCCACAAAGCTGCACGCTTAACCTCCCGTGCCACGAGAGAAAGCTTTGAATCCCCGAGGGTGTGGGTAGACTTCCCGACGGGATGTGCGTCAAACAACAGCCCTGGTTCTCCGCCAGGGCTGTTTTATATGGCTGCCTGAGCGCAGTACGGAGCGCGTGTCAGCTGAGATATTGCTGGCTGGTTCGAGTCCAAGGGCGGTGTTTTATACTCCGGTAGCTCAAGTGGTAGAGCGGCGGTCTCCAAAACCGCATGTTGCAGGTTCGAGTCCTGCCGGGAGTGCTTGCATGATCTGACGAGAGCGGGGAGTGCAATAGCGGGGCATCCGGCCGCGAAAGTTCTGGACGCAGAGGCTTTGAACCCGACAAGCAAGGCCTCTTATTTTGATATTCTGACCGTTCGGATTTTCCGGGCGGTTTTTCTTTTGTCTGAGTTTAGAGAGGTGGTGGCGGTGGGCGCACGGCGGCTGACAGATAAGCAAAAAAAGAAGATCGTTGCGGACTATGTGCAGCTCCAGAGCTACCGTGCAACCGCAAAGCTGAATGATGTTTCAGACGCGACCGTTAAGAAAGTCGTAAAGGAAGACCCGGAGAGTGCGCACTTGTGCGCACAAAAAAAGCGGGAAAACTCGAAGGACATGCTTTCTTACATGGAGAGCAAGCAAGGAGAAGCACAAGAGCTTCTCGGGCTGTACTTGAAAGCGATGGCTGACCCGGACAAGATCGCGGAAGCAACACTGCCACAGCTGTCCACGGCGTTCGGCACCATCGTGGACAAGTTTGCTATGCTGGGAGACCAAAGCAGCATAGAAGTCCCGGACGATGGGCTTGTGGAGGCACTGAGCGCCGCCGCTGACCTCAGCCCGCCGGATGACGTGGAGATGCTGCCAGAGGAAGAGGACGACAATGCGGAAAAGTAACGGCTTTCGCTGGAAAGCCCTCAGCCAGCGGCAAAAGCAGGTCCTGAGCTGGTGGACACCGCAGAGCGCATACAGCGGTTACAACGGCATCATTGCCGATGGCGCTATCCGCTCGGGCAAGACCTTTGCCATGAGCTTTTCGTTCGTCCAGTGGGCTATGACCTGCTACAGCGGCCAGCAGTTTGCCATGTGTGGAAAGACCATCGCCAGTTTCCGGCGCAACGTGCTGGGCACACTCAAGCAGCAGCTTGCGGCCCGTGGCTACAACGTCAAGGAGCACCGGGCAGAAAACTGCATGACCGTCAGCAAGGGCGGCAGAACCAACGAGTTTTACTTTTTTGGCGGCAAGGACGAGAGCAGCCAGGACCTGATCCAGGGCATCACCCTTGCCGGGGCGTTCTTCGACGAGGTGGCCCTGATGCCGCAGAGCTTCGTCAACCAGGCCACGGCCCGATGCTCTGTCACCGGGTCAAAGTTCTGGTTTAACTGCAACCCGGGCAGCCCACAGCACTGGTTTTATCTGGAGTGGGTGCGGAAATGCCGTTCCCGCAAGATGATGTATCTCCATTTCACGATGGACGACAACCTGTCGCTTTCTGAGGACATCAAGGCCAGATACCGCAGCCAGTACAGCGGCGTTTTCTATCAGCGCTACATTCTGGGCCTGTGGACGGTGGCAGAGGGCCTTGTATATGACATGTTCGACCCGAAAAAACACGTCATTGACGTGCTGCCGGAGCTGTCTCCGAAAAGCGCCTATGTGGCGTGTGACTTCGGCACCCAGAACGCAACGGTGTTCCTGCTGCTCCAAAAACAGGCCGATGCAGACTGCTGGATCGTCACCCGGGAGTATTACTACAGCGGGCGAGAGCAGAAGCGGCAAAAGACCGTGGGCGAGTACGTTACAGACCTGAAAGCGTGGCTGAACGGGCTCAAGCCGGAAAGGGTCATCGTAGACCCCTCGGCCCTGCCCCTGATCACAGAACTGCGCAAGAACGGCTTTACCCAGACCCCCGCAAATAACGACGTCCTGAGCGGCATTCTGGACGTGCAGACCATGCTGCAGACCGGACGGCTGAAGATCTACAAAGACTGCAAGCACACGCTGGAAGAGTTCGGCGTGTACGCTTGGGACCCGGACAAAGACGACACCGTGCTGAAGGTCAACGACCACTGCATGGACGCTATCCGCTATTTCGTGCGCACAAAGCGCCTTGTGAAACTGAGGGATTGATTTTGAGCACTGTATACACATTCCAGACCTTCCAGCAGGCGCAAGCCGCCGGGGAACAGCCTGATTTCATCCGGCGGTTCGTGCAGCAGCACTGCAGTTCCGGACCTTACAGAATGGCGCTGGACGCTGATCTGTACGACGCCCAGAAAAACCCGGGGGCTGAACGCTTCGCGCAGGCTTACGCTTTGATGCTGAAACGCCTGTCCAAAAACACAAAGCAGGATGTCCTGCGCCCCGATATGGTCAAGAGTAATCTTTTCCGGCGGCTCAACAAGCAGCGGGCGACCTACTCCCTCGGAAACGGCGTGGTCTTTGCGGACGATGGCGTGGACAAGGGCAAGCTTGGGCAGAACTTTGATGAGCAGATCCAGAAGGCCGGATATTTCGCCCTGATCCACGGTGAGAGCTTCGGGTTCTGGAACAACGACCATCTGGTGGTTTTCAAGCTGACCGAGTTTGCGCCCCTGTACGATGAGACCATCGGCTCCATGCGAGCCGGGGTGCGGTTCTGGCGGCTGAATCCTGACACGGATATGCACTATGTCCTGTACGAAGAGGACGGCTACACCGAGTACACGGAAAGCAGGATCGGCAGTACCATGCAGGAGACGACCCCGAAGCAGGCGTACAAGAGCGTGACCGTCTCTACCCCCGGCGGCGGGCTGGAAAGCGTGGAGGGCGAAAACTACGGTGCTCTTCCCATTGTGCCGCTGTGGGGCTCCGACCTGCACCAGAGCACCCTTGTGGGGCTGAAAGCCTACATTGACAACACCGATCTGGTGATGTCCGGCTTCTGCAATGACCTGCATGACTTTTCAGAGATCTACTGGCTGTGCGAGAACTTCAACGGCATGACCGATGACGAGCTGCAGGAGTTCCTTGTCAAGCTGAATCTGTACCACATTGCAGGCGCAGACACCAGCCAGGGCGGCAAGATCACCCCCTACACCACCGAGATTCCTGTAGCGGCCCGGGAGACTCTGCTGGAGCTGCTCCACACCCGGGTCTATGAGGACTTCGGCGGTCTGGATGTGCATTGCGTCAGCGCAAACAGCACCAACGACCATCTGGATGCAGCCTATGAACCCATGAATCAGAACGCAGACGACTTCGAGGCCCAGATTAAGCCTTTTGTTCGTCAGATCTGTGCGCTGGCTGGCTTTGGCAGCGCAACGCCGACATTCAACCGGAGCCGGATCGTAAACACCGCAGAGCAGGTCAGCACAGTAATCTCCGAGGCGGCGATCATTGGGCAGGACATGGCCATCGACTTGCTGCCCAACCTGACCCCGGAGCAAAAGGAAAAGGCTCGGGCGTCCCTGATGGCTGAGAGTGCAGAGCGGGAGACCGTGGACGAGGAGGAAGACACCGATGAAAAAAAACAGAAAAATTTATGATCCTCTGGGAAGATTGATCGATGTGATGCTTTTCGTCGCTGATTTTGCCATTGTGGCTGGGTGCTTTCTGGCCGTTGCGCAGGCGATTGGCTTATGACCGACCGTGACCGCATTTCCACCCGCCAGCTGAACCGCCTGCGCCGCCGCATCCTCCGGGTATACGGCACCGCCCGCCGGGAGATGCAGGAGCAGCTCACCGAGTTTCTGGCAAAGTACAAAGCGCTGGACGAACGCAAGCGGGCGCAGCTGGATTCAGGCGAGATCACCGAAGAGGATTACCGCATCTGGTTGCAAAATCAGGTCTTTCAGTCCGATTTGATGCGCCAGAAGCTGGACGGCATTACCCAGACCTGCACCATAGCCCAAGAGACGGCCTACAAGCTGGCCCGGGACGAGCAATACAACATTTTTTCCTTTGGCGCAAACTGGGCTTTCTACGAGCTGGAACAGGCCGCAGGCGTGGCGTTCGGGCTGACCCTGTACAACACCGAAGCGGTCAAGCTGCTGCTCAAAGAGAATCCCAAGCTGGTGCCAAACAAGCGCATCAAGAGCGAGAGCAACCGCACCTATGACGCCCGGGTGTTTAACCGCTACGTCATGCAGGGCATCGTGCAGGGCAAGAGCGTCCACGACATCGCCGTGCAGGCCGTAAACGGCATGGCTGATACAGAGATACACTGGGCCATGAATAACGCCATCACGGCGCTCACAGGCGCTCAGAACGCCGGGACATTGCAGCAGATGCGCAACGCCCAGGCTTTGGGCATCGAGGTCAAAAAGCGGTGGAACTCCACCCACGACTACCGTACCCGTGAGATGCACCGCCTGCTAGACCAGCAGACAGCAGAGCTTGACGAGCCGTTCAAGGTCATGGGTTACGAGATCCAGTATCCCGGAGACCCAAACGCCGCCCCGGAGATGGTCTACCACTGCCGCTGTGTGCTGTCCTCTGCGCTGGGCAAGTATCCCCGGCAAAACGCCATGCAGCGGGACAATGTGACCAAAGAAGTCACCCCCGTCATGGATTACACCGAGTGGTACAAAACTAAAGGAGGCACCGAGGCCGAACAAATGTGGCGGGTGGAAGAACGCAAAAGAAAGAAGGGGTGAACCGTGATCTTGCCGATGGAAAACACCGAGAAAATGATTTTTCCGGGCGTTGGCAAGTATGGCATCCCCGCTATCAAGCCTGAAACGGACATCCGCATTGACAAGCTGGAATGGATCCCGGTCAATTATGCGCTGACGGCCAAAGACAAGGCCACAAAAGGCGTGCATTTTTACAAGGACGACTATCAGTTTGAACGGTTCTGGAACAACCCGGATAAGTACATCCCGCTGCTGCAGCAGTTTGGGGCTGTGTGCTCCCCGGACTTTTCTCTTTACATCGATATGCCGCTTGCGGTGCAGATTTTTATGCACTACAAAAAACACTGGTTGGCTGCTTACTGGCAGATGCACGGTATCCATGTGATTCCTACGCTCTGCTGGTGCGGTGAGCAAAGTTATGACTGGTGCTTTGATGGTGAGCCTAGAAACGCCATCGTGAGCATTTCGAGCCACGGCACACAATCTGACCCATACGAAGCGGAGTGCTTTGCCAAACACTGCCGCAAGGCGCTGGAAGTTCTGCAACCAAGCGGTATTTTGTGGTACGGCAAATGCCCGGCGGAGTTCGACTGGAACGTGACCAAAATCAAGCCATTTCAATACGAGAGGAGGCATTACCGTGAGTAAAAGAGGTTCGGGCAGCTCTGCGAGAGCGGGCGGCGGCGCAAATGGAGCAAAAAGTTTGGATAGTACGCTGGTAAGAAGATCGAATGATTTTTCGTTGTTTGATGCTGGCGACGCAACAAAGCGCGAGTATGAAACGAACGTGAAGAAAATCCAGCAATCGAATCTTACTCAGCAGGAAAAAGCGGCGGCACTGGATAAATTGCATGAACTGACAACGGAACAGCTAAAGGCTCAGACGAAGGCTGCGAATCCATACGTTTCCGGCCCTGCAAGGTTTAACCAGAATCAGGTGCAAAAGGCAGCGGATAACACGGCACAGAAACGACAAAACGTCAATTCTTTTATGAAAGATGTGCAGAAAAAGTCAACCGCAAACAAAAAGGCAGCTGAAACAAAGTCGCTTTCTTCCGTTTTGGGTTCTGCAATGGACAGGGGCGCACTTGAAGTGACATTTGAGGGAAAGACCTACTATCGCGCAAGAAAAAATTCCAAGACGTGGAGAGTTCGGTAAACCATGAACTTCAACTACGACATCAAATTCACCGACAACACCCCGCAGCTGCATGAAGCGTTGGACTCATGGGCGGAGCGGGTGCTGACCCGCTGGGGAATGACGGTGCAGGACTACGCCCAACTGCTTGTGCCTACCGGCGCAGAGAACAGCACCCATATTGAGGGCTATGTGGGCGGCGCGCTCAAGCAAAGCCTGACCTACGCCGTAGACCTTGCAAAAAAGACCGTGACTATCGGCAGCAATCTGTTTTACAGCGTCTATGTGGAGCTGGGAACGGGCATCTTTGCTGAGAAGGGCAACGGACGCAAAACGCCGTGGGTCTGGCAGGACTTCAACGGTGGATGGCACTTCACCCGGGGCATGGCGGCCCGCCCGTTTCTCCGCCCGGCGGTGGAGGAGCACATCGAGGAGCTGCGAGAGATCGCCGTGGAAGAAGCAGAGAAGGGAGAATGACCGTGGAACAGCAGGATTGCAGCAACTGCCGTTGACATGATGGCTTTTCGTGGGTGTGCTTCAATGGTTGCTCTGAGCGGGCGGCTGATTTTACAGACCCGGAGGACATCTGTCCGGCGTTTGAAGCGGAGATTTCTCCCGAAGCTTAATACTCAGCGGTTGGCGCACAGCGTCAGCCGCTTTTTTATGCCGCTTTAGCTCAGGTTGGCAGAGCACCGGATTTGTAATCCGGGGGCCGTGGGTTCAAGCCCCACAGGCGGCACCACACCGGCAGCACGTCCGGCAAATTAAACCTTATTGCCAAGCATGGCAGCCCGAGCAAGGGCGGAAAGGACTATCACATGGCACTCAAAAGAGCTGACATCCGCACGATTCTGGAGAACACCGAAACCTCCAACGATGACAAGGCGAAAGCCATTCTGGACGCCCTGCACAAGGAGACGGACGAGCTCAAAGACCAACTGGATGCAGAAAAAACAGCCCGCACACAGGCCGAGAAAGAGCGGGACGAGGCCAACGGCGGCAAGCAGGCCGCAGAAAAGGCTCTGACCGACTACAAGGCCCAGCAGACCCAGAAGGACACCCGGGCCACGAAAGCAGCGGCCTACAAGCAGCTGCTGAAGGACAATGGCGTGCTGGAAAAGCACTTTGACCGCGTTGTAAAAATGACCGGCGCGGACATCGACGCTTTGGAGCTGGACGAGAACGGCAAGGTCAAGGACGCAAAGAAGTTTATGGACAGCCAGAAAGACGTATGGGGCGACTTTGTGGCCACGACCACGACCACCGGCGCAAAGGTGGACACCCCGCCCACCAACAACAGCGGAGTTTCCAAAGAGGACTTCGAGAAAATGAGCCTTGATGCCCGTATCAAGCTCAAAAACGAAAATCCTGAGCTGTATCAGCAGCTGAGGAAAAAGTAAGAAAGTGAGGACATTTTATGGCAGATACTTTTGGCGGTTTCCCGTTTGACGTTGAGGTGTTCGGCGATTACATGGCCGAACAGAACACCATCAACACCAACATCATCGCATCTGGCGTCATCCGTGAGGACGCTTCTATCATGAGCCTGATCGGCGAAAAGGGCAACGTGGCGACTATCCCGTTCTACACCGAGCTGGACGCAAACGCTTCCCCTGCACTGAACAACGACGGCAACACCAATAACGAGCCCACCGACATTTCCGGCAGCAAGCAGACCTGTATGCTGATCCAGCGCATGAAGGCATGGAAAGCACAGGACTTTACCCGCGAACTGACCGGCGCAAAGCCCATGGAGCACATTGCGCAGCAGGTGACCCACTTCTACCAGCAGGTATGGCAGAAGGAACTCATGACCGAGGTTGACGCAATTCTGCAGAATACCGATATGAGCTCCCATATCTACGACATCACCAAAAACGACAATAGCAAGGTGGATGCAGAGACCATTCTGTATGCACAGCAGGCCGCGTTTGGCGATACCGCATCTTCTGGCGGCCTGATTGTGCTGCACAGCATGATTCTGGCAAAGTATAAGGCCCTGCAGTTGGTCGATTACGACAAGTACACTTTCAACGACGCACTGCGCACCGAGGTCACTCTGCCCCGCATTGGCGGCATGACGGTTCTTGTCAATGACGCAGCAACTAAGGCCTCCGTGACGTTGTCGAGCGGCGCAACCACTGCTTACAACACCTATTTCCTGGGCGTCGGTTCCTTCGTCGGTTGCCGCAAGACCAACTACGAGAACCCCTACTACACCGATTACGACCCCGAAGAGAAGGCCGGTATTCAAAAGCTGTATACCAAGGAGGGCCGCGTGATCCACCCCAATGGCTTCAGCTTCAAGGCAGACAACGTGACCGGCGCTTCGCCTGCGACCACCGATCTTGCCAAGAAGGCAAACTGGGAGCGCAAGTTCAAGCCCGAAAACATCAAGATCGGTAAGATGGTCTCTCTGGGCTAAGACAGGAGGTGACACCGCATGACCGTCCCTGAGCTGTGCGTTTACACGCACAATTTCTTTGACCGGGCAGACGACCCCATTGCCGGGGAGTTTGTCTTTGAGCCGGATACCGTTCCCGCCGGGGTAGTGCTGGGGCAGTATTTCCTCGTGTGTGGCTCTATCTTCAACGACGGCGTACACAAAGCCGGGGACGGCGATTTGATGGCCGAGACCTTTAACGGTACGGTGCAGCCTATGCGTGTGCCGCCCGCTTTTGCCGCGCTGGCCGAAAAAATCGACGCTTACGACAAGGCGCTCCCGTCCGGCGGCGTGTATGTATCTCAGTCCTTCGGCGGCTGGTCCGGCACGATGGCTACAGGCACGGACGGCCTGCCTGCAGACGGCAAGACCCGCTATAAATCCGAGATCAATCAGTGGAGGAAGATGTGACATGGTCAATCCGTTCACTGCATCCACCGTGATGCAGAGCTTTACCAAAAAATTCTGCTTCCAGACCCGCAGCTATGAGCCGGATGGCGTCGGCGGCTTTGTGTCCGGCTGGACGGACGGCCCGGAATTTGAGGCCGTAGAGCGCCACGACACCACCGTGGAGGCTCAGGTTGCAGAGCAGGCGGCTACAGCGTCCACCTATACGCTGCTGGTCAACACCGGTGTGCCGCTGGCCTTCCCGGACTACATCAAGCGGGTGAGCGACGGGCAGACCTTTCAGGTGACGAGTGCAGCCGATGAGGGCAAAGCCCCGCCGGAATCCGGCATGGGCCTGCGGGCCGTGAAGTGCAAAAAGGCGGTGCTGCCGTGATGGGTCCCTCTGAGAGCATCAACCGGGCGCTGAACACTTTTTTCAACGGGTTTGGCATCCCGGGCTATCTGGAAGACAACATCCCACCCAGCGCAACACTGCCGTACCTGACCTATCAGCCGACAATTCCCGGCGGCTGGAATGAGTCCGGCACCTTCCACGCCCGGCTTTGGTACCCGAGTGCCAAAGGCCGGACACCTATTTTACAGACCGAAGACAAGATAAGCGCAGCCCTTGCAGATAGCTTGACCATCGAATGCGAGGGCGGCGCTATTCTTTTGCGCAAAGGCAGCCCGTGGGCGCAGCCACTCGACAACCCGCCCGAGGGCTATCTGTGCGAATACCTCAATTTTGAGCTTACACGGCTTATCCCGTGAGAAAGGATCCTTTATGCCTGAAACTCTGGCAAAAAAGTTCGCGGTCAATGTGCTGACCCCGGATGCGTTCAAGAGCATCCCGAAAGGCTCCGGCAATCTGCTTTCCACATTTGATCTTTCCGCTCCCAAAATCGACAGCACCAATGTCGTGTGCGCCACGCAGGGCGGCGTGACCATCTCCTACAGCAACAGCATGGAGGATACGCTGGCCGACATCGACAACGCACCCACCAACACCAAGCAGGGCAATGAGGTCACCGGAACAACCGCCACCATCGCCTTTACCACTCCCAACGCAAGCCCCGACGTGCTCAAGCTGGCCATCGGCACGGCTGACATCGATGCGGACGACCCCACCCATGTGGTCCCCCGCATCGAGGCTGCCCTGAAGGACTACAGGGAGCTGTACTGGGTTGGCCCTATGATCGGCGGCGGCTTTCTGGTTTGCAAAATTTTCAATGCCCTTTCTTCCGGCGGCCTGAGCCTCAAGACGGCTCACCGCGGCGGAGGCTCCATGCAGATCACTCTCACCGGCTACGCCGACCTGGAAAATCCCACTCAGGCCCCCATGGAATTTTACTCGATCGTCAAGGCCCCGACCGGGGACTAAGGAGGACATATGCGCAATATCATCGATCTCGACGGCACCGAATACCTCAAGCGCACCTATGAGTGTGCGCAGGCTTATAAAAAGTACGTGGCAGACTCCGGCGTGATGGACATTCTGGGCCGCGAGCCGGAACTGACCGGCACGGAGACGGACGCAGAGCGGCTGGAAAAGCGCCGGGCGCAGGCTAACAAAAACGCCGTGGACATGACCAAGCTGCTTTACACGGACAAGGCAGACCTCACCCTCGGCATCCTGCCCCTGTTCGTGGTGCTGGACAAGGACGAGGAGCAGCCGCCTACCCGGGTGCTGGCCTCTGCCATGAGCCGGGCGCTCCGGGATGTGGATTTCATGGATTTTTTTCAGTCCTTGATGTGATCGGCGCGGACGGCTACCGGCGGCTGGTATCCACCATCCGGCTGGATATGCTCCGGCTGCTGGGCAAGCCGTACATCATGGAGCATATCCGCGCCGAGGTGCGCAGGCATCAGGAGGCGCAGCTTTTCCGGGACTATGTGGCCGACGCCATCGGGCAGTATCTCGGCATCCAGCCCCTTTACTCCGGGCTTGCATCCAAGCATTTCCCCCTGCTGCGCACCAAAGAAGACACCCGCACGGCGGAGCAGATCACCGCCGAAAATGCAAAGGCTCTGGCAGAGCTGTGCGGAGGAGGTGAAACGCCCTGAACATATTTAATCTGGAAGCGACTCTGTCGCTGGATGATTCCGCTTACCGGCAGAGCATCCAAAACGTGCAGAACAGCACCAAAAGGGCTGTCACGGAACTTGGCTCCGAGTACAGCAAAGCAGCGCAGAAAGTCGCCGAGCTGACAAAGCGATACAACGAATCGGCTGAAAAGACCGGGCGCACCTCTGCGCAGACCAAGGAGCTGAAAGCTGCTCTGGCCTCTGCCCGAGCCGAACTGAAAGAGACTACCTCGGCCCTGAAATCAGCCAACATCGGCATGACGGAGTTTGGCGGTTCATCCGAGACCGCCAGCGGATCTCTCACCGGAGCCATCACCAAAGCCAACCTGCTTACCGGCGTCATCTCCAACGTAAGCTCCATGGCCCTGTCTGCGGCCAAGGATTTTATCCAGACCGGTATCCAGTATAACGCCCAGCTGGAAAGCTACACCACCGGGTTTACCAACATGCTGGGCAGTGCTGAGGCGGCCAAAGCAGCCATGGACGCCATCCAGGAGGACGCCGCCCGCACCCCCTTTGACGTGGCGAGCCTGACACAGGCCAATCAGCTGCTCATCAGCGCCGGTGAAAATGCAGGCTACTCCCGCAAGGTCATCATGGCGCTGGGCGACGCTGTTTCGGCTACAGGCGGCGGTAATGCAGAGCTGTCCCGCATGTCGGCAAACTTGCAGCAGATCGCCAACGTGGGCAAGGCGTCCGCCATCGACATCAAGCAGTTTGCCTATGCGGGCATCAACGTCTATCAGGTCCTGGCCGACTACACCGGAAAATCGGTGCAGGAAGTCCAGAAGATGACCATCAGCTATGATACTTTGTCTCAGGCCCTTATCGCGGCCAGCGAAGAGGGCGGACGATATTACAACGCCATGGACACCCAAAGCCAGACCATGAATGGCCGGGTATCCACGTTGAAAGATAACGTGAGCCAGCTGGCGGGTCTTATGACGCAAGACCTTTCTGGTGCCGTTGGGAAAGTCATTGAAAAACTCAACGATATGACCGTCGCGGCACAGGATGCCTACAAAAAAGACGGATGGACCGGACTGATTGGAGAAGTTACGGGCTTGGCTGATACTGCCGACCGAGCAAAATCCGCATTTGCTGGATTGAAAGCGGTTATTGACGCGCTGAAAAGTGGAGACATCTCCCTAACAAAAGGAGACTGGGACGCCGTATATTGGGAGGGTTTCAATAACAAATATCAAAACCAGAAAGCAGGCCAGAAAGACACCAATTACTGGAAACAGTACGGCGAACGGATGGCAAAGCAGTATGGGCTTGATAAAAATGAAAGCTCCATTACAACCAGCCCGTCCGGCTCCTCCGGCGGCAGCGGCGGGAGCTCTTCCAGTGGAAAGTCTGGCTCAAGGTCCACCACCGAAACGGTCATTTCGTCCATCTCCAGAACGGCTACGACCACCGCTCAGAATGCTCTCGGCACCGTGACCACCAGCATCCAGACTCTGAGCGAAAAGGTCAAGGACAGTGCGGGCAGCATCAAAGACCGCATCACCGAGACCACCACCGAGACCGGCAAGGAGATGGTCAACGGAATCGAGACCACCTATAAACAGGTGGAGACCAAGGTCAACGGCGTGGTGACCAAAACCACAAAGACATACGACGATATGTCAAAAACGCTGGCGGCCACCCTGACCCGCACCACCAGCAAGGTAGAGGGCGGCGTGACCACAGCGATCCAGGAGGTCACCAAAAAATACGCCGACGGCTCCGAGCACATCGAAAAGACTGAGACCATCACCGAAGAAAACATCGTCGATGGCGTGGCCCAGACCACTAAAACCATCAACACCTATATCGACGGTGTGCTCCAGAACACCAAGGTCGACACCGAAGAGGCCGAAAAAAGCATTCAGGCTGCGCTTTCCCGCACCGAAAAGTATATCTCCGAGATTCAGGGGCAGTCTGACAAAGGCATTTTCGGGCTGGTAAAGTCTCTCTTTACTGACATCAAGAGCAAAGACGGCAAGGCCATCGCCGGGGATGTGGTAAAGGTCATTTTCGGACAGGTGACGCAAGAGCAGCGAAACACCATTCTGAAATGGGCAGACGATGCAATGACCGCCATCAATGAGCACTACGCGCAGGGCGGCATTCAGGGGGCGCTGCAGAGCATTGCAAGCCTCTTCAGCAACGGCATCACTCCGGCGGTCAACGGCTCCACCAAAGAGGTGCAGAGCTTTGCCGCCGCCATGAAGGGTCTTTCCGGCACCGGAGGCTCCGGCGGCATCGTCAGCAGCATCCTCAAGCTGTTCGGCGGCGGTACAAAGGCTGCGGCGGCTGCCGGTGAAGCCGGGGCCGGGCAGGCCATTGCGTCCGCAGCGGGCGGAGCAGCCTCCTTCTTCCCGGAGTGCCTTGCTGTGCTGGCCGTCATCGCGGAGGGCGTTGTAGGCTTCAAAATGGGCCAGAACGCCCGAGCCCGCGAGGATTCTGGCGAAGAGCGCTCTCTGGGAAGCAAGCTCCTTTCCGGCGCACTTCTGGCGGCTACCGGCCCTATCGGCTGGATCAGCTACTTCTTCGGCAAAAAGTTTGGCAAAAAGTCCTCGTCTTCGTCTGCTGCGGCAGAAAGCGCCTCGTCTGGTGCCATGAGCTATCTGGACATTCAGGACGCCTACTGGTACGGCAACGAGCGGGCTTTTGCGGGCTACGACTACCGCAGCGACCCCTTTACCTACAACCCCAACAACAATTCCGTCCCCAAATATCAGGCAGAGATACAAGCCCAGCTTGCAAAGCTGAGCACCGTAGTGGAGCAGTATCTGCCCGACGTGGCAAATCAGCAGATCGTGCTGGATGACGGCACCATTGTGGGTGCTCTCGCCCCCGGCATGAACGACCAGCTGGGCCATATCCAGATGCTTGCAGAAAGGGGTAACTGAGATGTACGAGATTTTTGCGTATCCCTACGGTGACCCCGAAAACAAGCTGACTGTCTATCAGCCGGGCAACCGACAGGCTGTGGTGCTGTCGCCCAAGCTCACCCGCGAGGTGAGCAAGGGCGGCAGCCTTACTTTTACCATGCTGCGCACCCACCCCTGCTACGAATCCATGCAGAAGATGTCCACCGCTGTGGCGGTGCATCAGGACGGCAAGGAGATATGGCGGGGCCGGGTGCTCAGCCACGAAGCCGACTGGCTCAACCGCCGGGTCATCTACTGCGAGGGAGCTCTCAGCTATTTCAACGACAGCTGCATTACCCCTTTCAACTACGAGGGCAAGCTGAGGGATTTTTTGGAATACCTCATCAAAGCCCACAACTCCCAGATCTCCGGCGGCAACGGCTACGAGGAGCAGACCAGCTACGACAAGATGAAAAAGTTTGAGCTGGGAAGGGTGACTGCCGCCCTCGGCGACCTTGTGGTGAGCTACGGCGACCGCAACCAGTACGGCGTGGGTGAGGACTACGGCAGCACATGGGACATCATCAGCAAAATGGTGCTCAAGACCTACGGCGGCTACGCTTACTGCACCTATAACTCCACCACCGGCATGAACGTGCTCAACTACTGCGACCAGGCATACGAGGCTGACCGGCAGACTGCCCAGAACATCGAATATGGCGTGAATCTGCTGGATTTCACCGAAAAGACCGACACCAACGACCTTTTCACCCGCATCTGGCCGATGGGCAACAAGCACACTGTCGAAGAGACCAAGACCCAATGGAAGTACAAGTTCCTCTGGTTTAAGTGGGGCTCGACTACCGTGACGACCGGCACCCACGAAGAGCGTTACGGCATCAACGGCACGAGCCAGAGCGCCGTAGACAAGTACCTCCCGAAAAAAGGCTACAGCTGGAATCGGGAGTACGGGTGGATCCAGAACGACGAGGCCGTAAAAAAGTTTGGCGTGGTCTCCAAAATCAGGGAGTTTGACACGGACAGCAGCGACGCCACCTTTGCCGCCGCGGTGCAGGACCTGGAAAAGAACGACCTCATGACCATGAGCTATGAGGTCAAGGCCGTTGACCTTGTGGACGCGGGCTATGATACCGAGCGGCTGACTTTTGCCAGCTTTGCCCATATCATCAGCAAGCCCCACAGCATCGACGTGATCATGCTCTGCACCAAGCTGGTGGAGCCGCTGGATCACCCCGAGAAAAAAGAGTACACCTTTGGCATGACCCGGCGCACCCTCACTGACCGGGCCGTGGCAAATCTGGGCGTGACCAACGAGCTCTCCGAAAAGACGGCATCCACCAGCAGGTATGCAGGTACAACGCAGATAGACACCACGCAGGCGGGCAAAACTGCCAGCGATTTTATCGACTACGCACCCGCCTCCGGTATGACCGTTGGCCACGCCAGCATCACGGCCAACATCCATTTCGGGACGGACGGCCTGACCTTCTCCGGCGTAAAAAACGGCACCGAGCTGCAAAGCTGGTCGGGCTCCACCTTTGCGGCCCAGACCACGAGCACAGACCTCTCCGGCTATGCGGCGGTGCTGCTCACCTACGACGGAGACGCCGCAGCGTGGGCTGCTGCCGGGGGCAAGGGCCGGGCCTTTGCGGTGCTGCCGGTAAACGGCAAGACCTACTCCATCCTCTTCCCCGGCGCTCTGGCCCAGCGGCGGGACGTTACGGCGTCCAAAAGCGGCGTGACCTTTGGCAGCGGATACCGACAGACGGCGGCAGGCGCATGGGTGCAGGATGATACCGCCTGCCGCCCGGAGGCGCTGCAGGGCTTTATGTAAAGGAGCGTGATTTTTATGGGCAAGCTCATGGGGGCAAAAATCGGCTCTCTGCACACCTTGGACGACCTCGGCCTTTACCTGTTGGTTGGCAGCCCGCTCATCTCCGGCGCAGAGCCGGACAAAAAGCTTGTGCAAGTGCCGGGCGGCGATTTTCTGCTCGACCTCACCCGGGCTGTGGACGGCAAAGTACACTACCTCCAGCGCACCATCCGGCTCGACCTTAAATGTAAGGCTCCGCCGGATGAGCGCCGCAAGGTGCAGAGCGTCCTCGAAAACGCCTTGCAGGGGCAGTGGCTGCGCTGCGTACTGGACGAGGACCCGGCCAACTTCTGGGTGGGTCTGTGGACAGTGTCGCCCCAGAGCAGAGACCGGCATACCGGCACATTTTCCATCACCGGCACCTGCAATCCCTACAAGTACAACGCCACCGCCTACGCGGGTGCAGACTGGCTATGGGACGATTTTTATTTTGATGAGGACGTCATCTATGACGAGCCTACGGAGGTAAAGAGCCTGTGAACAAAACTTTCGAAGAAAACATCAACGACATCCGCAAGGCAAAGCGGGGCGTTGAGGTGCGGGAGGCGATGGCCGAGAGCCTTGAGTATGTGGAGGGCTTTGCCTCCACCGCCACTCAAAAGGCAGAGGAGGCCGCAGCCAGCGCCAAAACCGCAGCCGGTGCCAGGGACGCAGCAGCCGCCTCTGCTCAGGCTGCGGAACAGCAGGCAGGCATTGCCGCGCAGCAGGCCGAGACTGCCACACAGCAGGCTGAGGCCGCCGAAAGCTCCAAAGCTGCCGCTGCGGAGTCTGCCAAGCGGGCAGAGCAGTTTGCCAAGGAGACCGAGGGCCGCGTCACCACCGACCCCACCCTGACAGTCAAGGGCGCTCCCGCAGACGCCAAAGCCACCGGCGACCGTATCAACGCTATCAAAATCGAGACCGACAAGACCCTCACCATCTCCGGCGCGGCGGCGGATGCTGCGGCTGTGGGCGGCATCGTGCTGCCCCGGGTGGTGGTGCAGACCGAGGCGGGCAGCTCCATCGTCCTCTCGGACGGCGAGAAAGACGTGAGCGGCGTGGATGCGGACGGCAGCTTCTCTGCGACCCTGCCCCACGACGGAGAGTGGACCGTCACCGCCACGCTCGGCACCGGCGCGGCCACGGAGACGGTGCAGGCGGAGTATTGCCGCACCAAGACCCTGACCCTGACCTACTACACCCTGACTGTGACGGTCAAGGCTGGCAGCACCGTCACTGCCCAGTGCGGGGACAAGACCGTCTCAGGCACGGTGCCGGAAAGCGGCAGCGTCAAGCTGTATCTGCCCATCGCAGGCACGTGGACGGTAACGGCCACGCTGGGCGACGAGACCACCACCGCCACCGTAGAGGTCACCGAGTACAGGGACTATCCCCTTGAGCTGGCCTACGTCCACATCTACGGCGCAAGCTGGGACGGCACGAGTACGACCAAGTGGAGCCGCACCGACGAGGCAGCGGAGTTTACCGACCCTGTACCGTATGTTGCGGGCGCAAAGAGCTACGGCAGTCCTTTTGATGACCGTCTGCCGTGGAGCGGCATGGTAAAGAGCGAGCGCACCGGCGGCACGATGGTGGCTATCCCCAAGTTCTGGTATCTGTTGGAACAGTCCGGTTCCGGCATGAGCATCAAGATCGCCGACAAGAAGGTGGCTGGCTACTCCGTCTCTCCCGTTCACATGGACAGGGGAGACGGCAACGGCGAGCGGGACGTGGTCTATGTTGGCCGGTATCACTGTGCCAGCGGCTACAAGAGCAAGACCGGCAGCCCCCCGCTGACAAGCATGACTCGCTCATCTGCCCGGACGAGCATCCACAGCCTCGGCTCTGCCATCTGGCAGTGTGATTTTGCCATGCGGTTTACGCTCTGGCTGCTGTACATCGTCGAGTTTGCCGACTGGAACAGTCAGGCGAAAATCGGCTATGGATGCAGTCCGAGCAGCAACACCTTTACGATGGGTTATACCGACTCGATGCCGTATCATACCGGCACCGATCAGAGCAGCCGGGCCACCTACGGCGGCACGCAGTACCGCAACATCGAGGGCCTGTGGGATAACGTGTTGGACTGGTGCGATGGCTGCTACTACAACAGCAACGGCCTGAACATCATCTTGAATCCCTCCGAGTTCAGCGACAGCAGCAATGGCACGGCGGTCGGCGTTCCGTCCAATGGCTGGCCGTCCGCATTCAAGGTCAAGACAAACGGCGGCTTCCCGATGTTTATCCCCACATCCGCGTCCGGTAATGATGCAACGTACTCGTGCGATAACTGGTACTTCAGCTCGTCGGGCCCGTGCCTCTGCGTCGGTGGTAGCTATAGCCACAACTCCAACTATGGTTTGTTCTGCGTCAGCTACAGCAGCGCGTCGAGCTATCGCGGGGACATCGGCTGCCGCCTCCAGGAACTCCCCAACGGGGGAGTCTGAGGGGGCCGCAGCCCCCCGCAGATAACCGCGCCGTAAGGCGCTGAACTTTATATGGGACTGTCTGTGCATTGCCGGTGTTTTTTGTTCTTAGGCCTCGTGCGATAACTGGAACTTCAGCTCGTCGAACCCGTGCCTCTACGTCGGTGGTAACTATAGCCACAACTCCAACTATGGTTTGTTCTACGTCAACTACAACAGCGCGTCGAACTATAACGGGAACATCGGCTGCCGCTTCCTTTTTGATATTTCCAACCTCACAGATTCTTGGCACAGACAGCCGCACACCCCACGGTGAAGATAGGCATTTTGGGAGCAGGCTAGTACACTCCGCAGGGAGCGCTGGAAAGCCTGTACAGCTAAAAGGAGGTATCCCAATGAAAAGGGCTGGAAAGCTCTTTGATACGCTAATCTCAGATGATAATTTGTTGCTTGCCATTGATGAAGTCAACCGCACCCACCATTGGTGCAAGGGCCACCGCCCCAACACCTGCACGGCGTGGGTGGAAGAAACCAAAGCGGAGCGGGTGAAAGACCTGCGCCGTATGCTCATCAAGGGTTTTGAACCGAAAAAGCCCCATGTCAGCCAGCGGTGGGACGCGAACGCCCGGAAGTGGCGCACCATCAGCGAACCGGCCCAGTGGCCCGACCAGTACGTCCACCACGCCCTCATCCAGGTGTTACAGCCCAGGATGATGCAGGGAATGGATTTTTACTGCTGCGGCTCCATCCGGGAGCGCGGGCCGCACCGGGAAAAGAACGCCATCCAGCGATGGATGAAGTACGACCGCAAGGGGACGAAGTACGAGTTTTGCGGCGACATCCGCCACTTTTACGACAGCCTGACCCCGGAAGTCGTCATGGCCCGGATGCGGCAGCTCTACAAGGACTTCCGCGTCCTCGACCTCATCCGGCGCATCATCCGGGACGGCGTAAAGCTGGGGACGTACACTTCCCAGTGGTTCGCCAACGCGGTCTTGCAGCCGCTCGACCAGCTCATCCGGGAGAGCGGCTATTGCAAGCATTACGCCCGGTACATGGACAACATGACAGCATTCGGCCCCAACAAGCGCAAGCTGCGCAAACTCCGCGTCCTTGTGGAGAGCTGGCTGAGCGCCCACGATCTGAAGCTCAAGGGCGACTGGCAGGTGTTCCCGGTGGCAAAGCCGCAGCGCAAAGTGCCGCTGCTCCCGCCCCGGCAGGGCTTTGCGCGGGCGAAAGGACGGCTGCCGGACGCTGTAGGCTACCGGTACGGGAGAGGTTACACCATCCCCCGCAAGCGGAATCTGCTGCACATCAAGCGGGCGCTGGCGCGGTATCGCAAGCGCAGGCGGCAGGGGAGGCCCATCACGCCCAGAGCGGCAGCAAGTCTGCTCTCGCGCCTCGGACAGCTCCGGCACTGCAACAATTATCATCTCTATCAATGGCTGTTTCGGGGAGAGCGGGTCGTCCGTGACCTGAAACGCATCATCCGCAGCCAGCGGAGAAAGGAGGAGATCACATGGAATACGTATTTGGCACAAAGGGCCGCATCGAAGTCCTCAAGACCAAGGGCAGCCACCACACTGATCTGACCGGGTATCACCAGATCGAGCGGGAGTATCCCGACCAGACCATCACCGACAGCTTCCGCGTCGTCCGCAAGCTGGACAGCCGGGAGGATGCCGAGGGCGGCTGTTATGACTGGTACGAGATCGACCGCCACTACCGGATGACCGACAAGACCGGCCCCGTGGCGGAGCAGCTGGCAAAGACTGCCGCCGAGGTACAGGATGCACTCTGCGAGCAGGACGCAGCCACCGATGAGCGGCTGAGCACCCTTGAGGATGCCGTCTGCGAGCTGGATGCCGCTATCAACAAGTAAGGAGGACTTCGAAATGGATAAAATTTGGGCAAACAGACTGGTCGCCGGGACTAAGACCTGGGCAGAGATGCCCGCATCCCGCCGCCCCGGGGTCAAGAAGATCTTGGCCGAGCGTGTGGCCGAGGGTGAAATCACCGCTGAGGATTATAAGCGCATCACCGGGGAGGACTACAATGTGTAAGCTGCTGGAGCTGCTAGAAAAGCTGGTGCGGGCCATCTTTGGCCCGGGGGACAAGCAGGACACCGGCGAGGCAACACCCGCACCCGCAGTCCCCGAGGCAGAGGCTGTCACCGGCTGGGAGGGCGACCCGCCCTACCGGTACATCGACGTGAGCCGGTATCAGGGCCTTATCGACTGGGCGCAGGTGGCTGCGGCGGGCTACAAGGGGGCAATGCTCAAGACCGTGAGCACCAACCGCAAGCTCTCCAAGCGGGAGGACGGACTGTACATCGACCCCACCTTTGAGACCAACTACCGCAACGCCCGGGCTGCCGGGCTGGACATGGGCGTCTACTACTACACCTACGCCACCAGCGAGGCCATGGCCGATGCAGAGCTTGCCCTGCTGCGGCAGGCGCTGCGGGGCAAGGAGCTGACCCTGCCTGTGGCGGTGGACGTGGAGGACAACCGGCTGGGCAAGCTGGACAAGCAGAGCCTGACCGACCTGACCGCCTATGCTCTGCATGAGGTGGAGCAGATGGGCTTTTACGCCCAGCTGTACACCTACACCAGCTTTGCAAAGGCGCATCTCTATGTGGGCGGCGCGGCCCTGCGCCCTTATGACATCTGGCTGGCCGACTACACGGGCAAGACCCCGAAGGTCGATTTTACCTACAACGCCCACCAGCACACCAGCAAGGGCAGCGTGCCTGGCATCTCCGGCAACGTAGACCTCAACGTCACCACCGTCAACTACCCCAAAATCATCCGCAAGAAGGGCCTGACCCGTCTTCGGGAGGGCAAATGACCGAAAAAGAAGCTTTGCTGTGGGTGCTGGGCATCCTGGGCAGCCTGTGCGCTGCAGCCATCACCATCGACAAGGTGCTGGAAATCATCCACAAGTACATCAAAAAGGCGCAGGAGCCGGACAACGCGCAGAACAAGCGGCTGGATGAGATGGACAAGCGCATCGGTACCTTGGAGCAAGGCCAGCTTCAGCACACGCAGGCCCTCGCTCGTGACCTGCGCCGGTTTGAAGAAATCGACGAGGTGAGCCGTCTGACCCTCGACGGGGTGCGCAATCTGCTGGACGCCCAACTCTCCGGCAACAACCGCGATGGGATGCAGAAGAGCCGCACTGACATCGACAACTATCTGTTAAAAGGAGTGACCAATCATGGTAGCACTGGCAACTAAGCTTTTTGACCTTATCCCTGCCCCGGTGGCGGCAGTGCTGATGCTGGGCGGCTTTATCTTTTACGCCCTCGGCTGCATCCGGCTGGGCTATGGTGCCGCGGTGAAGCCTCTGGTGCTTGACCTCATCGAGCGGGCCGAGCAGGAGATCCAGGGTACCAAGCGCGGCGCAGAGCGCAAGGCGTGGGTGGCAAAAACCCTGCGGGCCGCTCTCAGCGCCAGCAAGTGGGGCAGATTTATCTCGTGGGCCATCACCGATGAGACCATCGGCGCGGTGATCCAATTTTTCTTTGACCGCGCAAAGGCGGCACTGAGTAAGGAGTAAGACCATGAGTAGCACTACATACGACCATTTTGCCAACCCCGGCAAAATGTACGCCGCACAAGAGCAATTTTGGCACATCACGAAAATGGTCTGCGCACGTTTTCGTGATCTCACGAAAACATACCATCTCGGTAACATCACCGTAATGGTGCGCAACGCTGGACAGCTGCCGCAGCCTTTCTGGCTCGGTGCTGCCTGTGGCGGCGGCTCGTGTAGTGCTGCCCGCTGCGCTGCAAGGACTTGACCGACAGCAGATGACCGCAGCCATCAAAAACGCACCGCTTGGGAGGGTAGACCGTAAGATAGCCTTACTGCGGTACGTTGAGCGGCTCCCGCTGCCGGACATTGCAGCACAGACACATTACAGCCGGACGGCGATAGGCTACCGGCTGAAAAGTATTGATAAAATACTTGGATAAGGCTTGGATAAGCAAATCCCCCGGTGTTCCGTTTGGAGCATCGGGGGATTTTTTTATTTTTGGGGACATGGAAGCCCGGCAGTCTTTTTTGCTGAGATAGACCTGGAAGGGCTTGCCGCAAATGGTGCATCCTTTCTTTATCGCGCGGCTCATCCCTGTAAATCAGCGATGGTAACGCCGCAAGCGGCTGCGATCTTTTCGAGGGTAGACACTCTCGAGACTGCCTTGCCGGACTCTGCATGTTGAATGGTTGCAGTGGACAGCCCGGTTTTTTCTGCCAAGGCCCGGATGGTTAATCCTGCGCTTTCTCTGGCTGCCTTGATTTTGACGGCGGACACACCAAGCGTCTTGTAATCGGGCGAGTTGTACCCAATCACGAACAACCCTTGCTGTTCCATCGGCAACGCTTTGAGTGCGTAGCTCTTTTCTACATCCTCAAGGTCAACATCCTTCAGGACGTAGGAACAGGCATTGTCAAGCTCCGGGGTCATTTTATGGAGCTTGTGCGCCAGCGTTATTTTCATCATCACGCCACGCACGGGAAACCTCGTAGCGTTGTCAAGGTCTGCCTGATTTACATGGTCAGGGGTGCAGGCTTCGTCCAGCAAGTGGTACAGCTTGCCGAGATTTCGGATGGTGTTGTTTTCCATAGTGTCCTCCTACTCGTTACTTGTTCAGCATATCCATCACGGCGTTGTAATGCTTTTCATGTTCTTCGCCAACAGCAAGCTCTTTTTCGACTTTTGCTTTCTGATAGGCCCGCTCTTCGCCGTAGATTTCGCTCTCGACTTCATCGGGGATCTCGACGAATGCCTGCTGCTTTTTACCATTGGCCATCACATACACGCCGAAAGCGTAATGCACGTTCTCCGGCCAACGCCCGATCTGCTGCTTGTAGGCGCCCTCCTTCATCTCCTTCCCATTCACCAACAGGGAATTGATAGTGTACTGCCATTTGTGGCACGGCACGGTGGCCTCGTTGCCATCACTCCAGATGGTTTCTTCGGTGACAACCTTTTTGTCAACGTCGAGGTCGATTTTTGCGCCACGGGCTGTATTCCAAGAGTATTTCATTTTTGCTCCTCCTGCGTTGTTTTTGCGTTCCCTTTGACACCATTATTATACCACAAAACTAATACAACTGATACAGGCATAGTCACCAAACTTTGCCTTACTTTTTTGTCCATTTTGTATTAGTTGTATTAGTTCTAATCGAGCTTTTTGTCCTTCGTTGTACCTTCGTTGTCGCTTATTTTTTGCCAGTGCGGTACACTGGGCGCAAAGGAGGCAAGCGCCAATGTGGAACAAGTTCAGCCCCAACCCCCACGGGAGCAGCGTTGGAGATTGCGCCGTGCGTGCGGTAGCAGCAGCCACTGGGCAGAGCTGGGAGCAGGCCTACATTGGATTGGCGCTGACCGGCTTTGCTCTCGGCGATATGCCCAGCGCCAACCGCACATGGGGCGCATACCTCCAAAAGCACGGATTCAAGCGCCGCCTTGTCGAGGCAGACTGCACCACCTGTTACACCGTGGCAGATTTTGCCCGGGAGTATCCGCACGGCGTGTATGTGCTGGGGTGTTCCGGCCACGTTCTGGCCGTCATCGATGGCAAGTGGTGGGACAGCTGGGACAGCGGCGCGGAATGCCCGATCTACTACTGGTATAAGGAGGACTAAACGATGCCGTACAATCCATATGGCTATCAAATGCCAAACTACTACGGGCAGCCTATGCCTGACCAGCTCACGCAACTGCGGCAGAATGCCGGGTATCAGCCGCCCATGATGAGCCAACCGACAGGGCAAAGCTCCCCATCTACGCCTCCGATCATCTGGGTGCAGGGCGAAGAGGGCGCAAAAGCCTACATGGTAGCCGCCGGGAACAGCGTGCTCTTGATGGATAGCGAGAACAGCGCCTTTTACATCAAGAGCACGGACGCAAGCGGAATGCCGATGCCGCTCAGGGCCTTTGATTACAAGGAGCGCACCACGGCAGCTAAGATGCCCGCTCAGGCCGTCCAACAGCCCGGCGGGGAGTTTGTCACCAGGGCAGAGTTTGACGCCCTGGCAGCCCGCTGTGCAGCGCTTGAAAAGCAGGAGCCCACAAAAACCGAAACGGAGGTCAAGTGATCATGGCAAATCCTCTTTTTAATGCACTGGGCGGCGGCAAAGCATCATCCATGCCCGGCCCTATGGGCCAGTTCGGCCAGATGATGCAGCAGTTCCAGCAGTTCAAGGCTAATTTTCAGGGCGATCCAAAGCAGGAGGTGCAAAAGCTCCTGCAATCCGGGCGGATGAGCCAAGACCAGCTCAACCAGCTTCAGGCAATGGCTCAGCAGTTCCAGCAGTTTTTACACTAAGTCGTAACCGTGGCCACGGTCGAGATACATTTTTTATCAAAAATTTCGAAAGGAGTACAAAATGTCTCTTTCTTCTGACAACATCGGCTTGACTATGCCGGTGCAGCCCGCCAATACCAACAACGGAAACGGCTTTGGCTTTGGCGGCGATGGTTCGTGGTGGATCATCGTGCTCTTCCTTTTCATCTTCTGCGGCTGGGGCGGTAACTGGGGCGGCAATCGCGCCGGTGCCGGCGCCGGCGTCGTGGATGGCTACATCCTGACCAGCGACTTCGCCAACATCGAACGCAAGATCGATGGCGTAAACAACGGTATGTGTGACGGTTTCTACCAGCAGGCACAGCTCATCAACGGCGTCCAGCAGACCGTGAGTAACGGCTTCATGTCCGCCGAAATCAGCCGTGCAAATCAGCAGGCGGCATTCATGCAGCAGCTCTCTGCAATGCAAATGCAGCAGCAGAACTGCTGCTGTGAGACCCGGTCTGCTATCCAGGGCGTCAACTACAATCTGGCTACCCAGTCCTGCGAGACCCGGAACACCGTGCAGAACGCGACCCGGGACATCGTAGACAACCAGAACCAGAACGCCCGGGCTATCCTGGACGCTCTCACAGCTCAGCGCATCGAGGCAAAGGACGCCAAGATCGCGGAGCAGAGCCAGCAGCTCTTTGCGGCTCAGCTTGCAGCTTCCCAGGCGGCGCAGAACGAGACCCTCAAGGCATACATGAGCGGTCAGCTGGCCTACTACAACCCGCGTCCCGTTCCTGCCTTCCCGGTTCCTGCGCCGTACCAGTACGGTAATTGTGGCACCGGATGCGGCTGTAACGGCTGCGCATAACCAAATAACGGCAACTGACTACAATTTGTAGCCTGTTCAGCCCCTGAGCTGATTTTGCAAACCAGAGCGCCGGGGCAGAAGTCCCGGCGCTTTTATTTATGAAAGGAGCCGATAAAATGGCTGAATTTACGAATCCCAATATTGTGACGGTATCCGCCGGGGAAAATCTTCCCTTGACAGAGACTGCCGTAAAAGGCCCGGCTTGCATCGTCCATCGTGAGGGCGCGGGTATCGTGACCCTGCGCGGCCTGACAAACCAGTGCAAAGCTCGCTTTAAGGTAAGCTTTGGCGGCAATATCGCCGTTCCCACCGGCGGCACTGTGGGACCCATTTCCGTGGCGCTGGCTGTCGGCGGTGAGTCGCTGACCAGCGCGACCGCGATTGTCACCCCGGCGGCAGTCGAAAATTACTTCAATGTTTTCGTGGCTGCGTTCATCGAGGTGCCGCGTGGCTGCTGCGTGACCGTGGCGGTTAAAAACACCAGTACGCAGGCAGTC